GAGGATTTCTTAAAGTGGAAAGGGCGGTGAGCCTTTCAGCCCACCGCCCTCCCCGAGTGAATTAGCTACCGTTGATACGAACCAAGCTCGCAGGCTCTCCGGCTTTCACGCCGTAGATCAGAGCGTAGGTGCGTTGCAGCATGCCCTTGACCACGTCGTAGTTCTCACGAACTTGGACGGAAAGGCCAGTGCGGGGTTCCGTCACAACCGAGATGTCCCCAGGGATGGGAACGCCGGTCGGAACTTCAGGAACGCGGGTCGCGATCAACAGGGCTTCCTGTTGGGCGAAGAATCCGCCGAGCGTGATGCTGTTGGAAGGCACTGCGCTGTACTGGTTGATGTTGAATCCAGCCACATTTCCAATCCCAGCCGTGCGAACGAGGTCGCCGGTGATCTGAGGATTGGCCACGACGGTCGTGTCATTCAAGAGAGCGCCGTAGAAGCTGGGGTTAAGAACAGCGTACCGGCCGTTGACTGGCACGTTGTTGTTGTTGAGGGTGATTCCGGCCGACACTACCGAGCGGTAGGAGAAGGCGCTGGAAGCAACCGTCAATGCGCTGGTGAAGGTGGAGGAAGTCACGAGGGCCAACAGATCCCCAACCATTTGCAACCCGAGGGCGTGCGCGGCTGCGCCGGCGAAACGCTCGATGAGGTTGATGTTGGAGCTGGTGCGCTCTTGATCGTCCACAGAATACGAAACGTGCTTGAACTTGTTGAGGGTGATCTGCACATCCGTCTGGGTTGTCGCAGTCGCTACGTAGCCGTTTGCCTGCGAGTAATCCTGAGCGGTCGTCGCAGAGATACGGTGGGTAAAGACTGACGCGTTGTATTTAGCTGCTTCGCTGCTGAAATCCGTTACAGAGTTTCTCAGGAAGCTGTAATCTGCCACGAGGATCTCGAGAGCCCTCTGAGCGATTACATTGGCATTCGTTGTTCCGATTGTGTTGGCCATTGTAGTGTTCTCCTAGTGGACTGGATTACAGTCCGAGTTTGCGGAGCAGTTCCGACCGACGGGCCGGATTCTTTTCCGCGTTGAATTGATTGAGGATTTCTGCCCGGCCGAGCGGTTGGCTCGATTCAGCGGGAACCGCCACTGCGCCAGCAGCGTCGGCCTTGGCTTTTTCCAAAGTGGTCACGGCCTTTTCGTCGGCCTTCTCTTCAACCTTTGCGCTCATCTCTTTTTTCGTCATATCTTCAGATGGCATTTCAGGCGCTTCGACAACGTCAGAAGCTGCGTCGGCTTTCATTAGGCCAAGCAACTCGTCAAGCATTCCAGCGATGTCGCCCAAAGTGGGTTCACCCTCTAAAGGGAAGTTTTTAATTTTTCTTTTAACTGCCTTCTTATAGGAATCCACGATTCCCATATCAGATTTTTCCGCAGCCTTATCGGAAGGCATTTCAGCCAGCTCGGCTTTAGGTGCTTCGACAACTGCGGGAGTTTCAACGGCAGGAGCTTCGGGTGCGGGAACTGCCACGACGGCAGGCTCGCTAAGCTCTTTTTTGACTTCGACAGGTGCTTCGTTCATTTGAAGTTTTTTCATGTCAACTGCTGAGAAGGCAGAAAACATTCCTGCGGGATTGGCTGCCGGCTCAGAAACGATTGAGCAGTCATAGATTTCAGTCACCCGGGCAAAGCGTTCCGAACCCATGACTTCAGGCACGCCGCTAAAGGTAAGAGATATGCCAAAGCCTTCGGGCAGAACTTGGGCCAGCTGCTCGACAAACTGCGCCTCGTTAGTGTTAAAGAGATTTAGATCGCCCAGCAGGCGGTCGCCTTTGATTGAAAAATTATCGATGTAACCAAGGATGCCAGTGACGGGTGCGCCGTGGCCCATGGTCACTTTGATCCGCTTCATGCTTTGCGCCACTTTGAGCGCTTGCTCGAGCGAGGTTTGGTCGATCTTGAGGTTGTGGCCCCTAGCCTCTCCAACCGTTAAAATAGAAACGCTGTTTAATTTGTTGGCCATATAGGCCGGAGCGAACGTCAACTTTAGAGCAGATCGCCGTCAGCTTCACGGTAGCTTTTCTTTACCTCGCCGCCGCCTGCCATCTTTAAGAATTTGTTTACCCTGGCAATCGCCCAAGCTGTCCGACTGTTGGGCATTCCCCCGCTGATGGTTGGCCTGAAGCTGGTTGAGAAAGCGCCAGCACCCCTACGGAAAACCTTCTTAAGCGCCCCTAGGGTGGGAGCCTTGCGGTTGGGATGGCGCTTTTTGAAATCGGCTATTTTGTTTTTCAAAGTTTCTTCAACGGCTTCACTGATCTCGATATCGCCTGCCTTTGACCTAGTGGAAGCTGTGCCGGCTGGGTTCGTCTCACTGCCTTTCTTGCGTTCGCTTGCTGGCGCTGGTGTTTGGCTGGCTGACTTCGGCCCCGGCCGGGCCGCCATCTCGCGGGCGATCCGGCGCATCTGTACCGCTGCCCAGCTCTGGGCAGGATCGCCACCCCAGAGCGCCCAAGCTATCCGGCCTGCCGATGGAAATCCCGGTTCACCAGGGCTAAATCCTTCGCCTTTTTTATCCACTTCATGCCTCGCTAGGTATGAGCTGATGCGGGCGATTGTCTCATCTGGAAAGTCTACGTTATTGATTATATCGCGTGCCCTAGCCACGCCCACTTCAGTCCCGCCCCGTTTGTATTCCCGACGCCACTCTAGCCCCTTCTTGGCTTCGGCAATCATGCCAGCCGTGGGTTTAGCTAATTCTGTTTTTTCTTTTTTTTTAAGCCCGATTGCGTTTGCGATCATGTCTAGTTCTTTGTCGCTGAGCTTGTAATCGGGATCGTCCAGCATGGTGAAAGATTCTGTCTGTGGCTTGGCGGATAGTTTCATCTGCCTAGCACACACGGCTGCCCTTTGATCGTTTTCTGGAAACTCGGACACCATTGTTGGATTACCCATGCAGCGATCCATAAACTTATCATCAGTCTCGCCTGCGTCTTGTGTTGGCAAATCTAGCTCAACCCTTGCGCTTAGCTCCGCATCCGGCCCAGCGTTCGGATCTTTTTCTGGATTAACTGGCGTGGGTTCGTCGATTGCGGGTGCTTCTTTGACTACTTCCACCGGTGCGGCCACGTCGGTCTGTGGTGCAACTGTTCCAATCGAAGCGACGAATTCACGCTCTTTTGCAATCTGTCTGACCTGCTCTTCCCAATCTTGGCCGAGTTCGCCAAAGTAATCCTGTAGACTAGATAGGCCCGCCTTGTAGTCCTCGCGGGCCTGCATAGCCTCGCGCCCCGCGTCCACAGTCAGCGACTTCGGAGTCTGCCACGTAACCTTTGCGTAATCCTCCACGGCAGGTAGATCGCCGTTGGCAATCGCGCCGCCGATGAAGTAGCGCCATGCACGATTACAAAATCTATCGATGAGTAGGCGTTGCCGTTGTTCAAATCTGCGCTGTGCCTTGGCTACAATAAACCGCATCCCTGCCCCACCGACGCTGGCTGGGTCGTAAACGAATTCAACAGGCAAGCCTAGGCCCATGGCCACGTCGCGAATTAGGAACTTGGCGAACGGCTCAAATCCTGCGTGCGGTCGGTTCGGCCCGATCATCTCAATTTTTTCGCCAGGTGAAAGGCGCGGGATGGTGGCCGAGCTTGTGATCTCCTCGCGGGCGATTGTCGGCTCGCCAGTATCTTGAGCCTGCACGGTTCCAAAGAATCCGCCCTGCCCGGCCAGCTCGTCGCCTTGGTCGGTGGTGATCACTGCCGCAATCGATCCCTGCAATTTCAATGCGTCCTTCTCAAACTCGCCGAGCATCTTTAAATCACGGACATGGTTTAATGCGCGGGCTAGTGAAGAGCCGCCACGAATCTGATCTGGCCGTTCCAGCTCCATTAGGTGAATGACGGTATCTGCGCCCAGCTTGCGATACAGCTCCCCCGTTTGGACTAAGTATCCAGTAGGCTCGCCGAGCTTGCCGAGAAACACGCCATCCGATGTTCCGTAGTCGTCTCCTTCGCAAACGCGGTGGCCTTCGACAATTTGCAGCTTTCCCTTTTCCGTCATAATGACGAATACATCACCGTCCACGTCGATTGATCGAGATAGCGCCAGCAGCATGTCTGTCCAGGTCATGCGCCCCGTAACTTCAGGTGATGGCACAACCACGTCACGCCAGTATTCCTCACACAGTCTGCCAAAGTCTTGGTCTGCTCCGCGATACTGCGGCCGGAGTCCTGGCCCGATCGAATAGGTGGCGATCGAATCCACTGCCCCTTTAATCAGCCCGACGTTGCGGTACATGTGCCGGGCGAGCTTTAGCAGCTCAACCCGTGTCGCTTCGTTTAGATCTAGCCGTGAATCGCGGGCATGAGCGCCATAGATGACGGGACGCTTACGAGAAAAGCCTGCGCCCTCGTAGGGTTGGAACGTGCTGATGCCTGCGCCGAATCCAGCGCCAAACGCTTTGATCCCTGCGCCCATCCGAGCCACGAGTGAAAGTTTCTGTGCCATAATCAGCTATCCAGAATGTAAGAAAATGAGGCGCTGGTGCGTGTGACCTGTACGCCGTTTAGGTAATCGATTGCGGCCTGAAATAACTCAACCCGTTCGGTCGGTTTAAGATCGATTTGAAAGCTGGCCGACTGCCCGCCCGCTGAAGATCCAACCAGTGCACGGCCTGATGCTGCGCCCGTCATTGCCGCGTTGCGGTCAGTGGCAAGGTTAGTCAGGGCGCTTGCGGTAACCCCAGAGGCTTGTGCCAGGTAGTTCGTCGCAACTGCCCGCGTAAGTCTGCGGGAAATAGCCATCACGACGCCACGGGTGTCAACGATTCCTCGTCTAGTGAAGCGGTTGGCCTAATGACTTTTCCGTACACGGCAAAGCCAGCCAGATATGTTTCGCAATCGTACAAGTGATCCTGCCTGCTTTTGATCCGTATCCATTCGTAATGGTCGCGCCCTGACTTGCGGTTAATCCGATGCACCTTTTTGTG